TAAGCAGAGTTTTTGAAATGTAAGGCCTTTGAATAAGACAAAAGGCTGCCTCATCGCTAACTTTGCAACAGTGCCGCGCGACGAGCAGCAGCACCAGGAGCAGAAGCACGTCGAGAAAAAGCAACAGCAGATCGAGCAGCGCCCACGGCGGGCCGCTCGCATCGGATAAGTCGAAAAATCCGGCTAAAGTGGCCGAGCTGCACATCAGGCCGCGCGGTTTTCCTCCCTGATCGCCGGCGCGGTTTCTTCCTCCCTGAACCGCATGCAGACTTGCCGCCTCGGACACCCCGAGGCGGTTTTTTTTCGCCTCGCTCGAGCATCGCCGCATCCGACGATGCCGAGACGACCAGGCCGCGCACGTCGAGCTGCAGCATCGCCATTGCCGACGATGGCACCAGGTCGCCGGCGGTGGCCACCGACCTCGAGCTCGCATCGCCACATCCGACGATGCGCGCCGGCGTCGACCATCGCCAGGTCTGACGATGGCGGCCGCCCTGCCCTGGATCTCGCATCGCCATTTCTGGCGATGAGATCCACGGAGCGGCCATTTAGACCCGCCAATAACGACCCGGCCAAGATAAATCGCATGACGGCCTTTTTGGCCGGGGGTAGCATGACCGGACACTTTGCGTATGCCCAAAGGAGCCCGCAAGTATGCGCAGGACGAAGCCAGTAGCCGCGCCGATGGTGGCGCGGGTCTATCTGCGCGTCAGCACCGACGCGCAGGACTTGGAACGCCAAGAGGCGATCACTACGGCCGCGAAGGCCGCCGGCTACTACGTCGCCGGCATCTACCGTGAGAAGGCATCCGGCGCACGCGCCGACCGGCCTGAGCTGCTGCGCATGATCGGCGACCTACAGCCCGGCGAGGTGGTCATTGCCGAGAAGATCGACCGCATCAGCCGCCTACCTTTGCCCGAGGCCGAGCGCCTGGTGGCCTCGATACAGGCCAAAGGCGCAAGCCTGGCCGTCCCTGGCGTGGTCGATCTATCCGACCTGGCGGCCGAGGCCCAGGGCGTCGCCAAGATCGTGCTGGAAGCCGTGCAGATCATGCTTTTTCGCCTGGCCTTGCAGATGGCCCGCGACGACTACGAGGACAGGCGCGAACGCCAGCGCCAAGGCATTGAGTTGGCCCGCCAGGCCGGGCGGTACAAGGGCCGCCGTGCTGATCCGAAGCGCCGCGCCCAAGTTGTCGCGCTGCGCAAGTCCGGCTACAGCATCAACAAGACCGCCGAGCTGGCCGGGTACAGTGCGGCCCAGGTGAAACGGATATGGGCCGAGGTCAGCCAGGCCGAAGCGAAGCAGCACGGCGCGTTCGTGGAGGACGCATTGACGGAAGCCGATGCCCTGGCCGCTGTCGGCCAGGATGAGCGCCAGGAGGAAAGGGCATGAAGAAGCCGAACCAAGACGACGAGCCGTTTTTCATCACCGAGGAGATTGCGGCCGAAATGATCGCCGGCGGCTATGAGTTCGAGCTGCCGCCCATTCCTTGCACCATCCGCCTACGCGACGTGCTGGAGCGCATGACCGATGCTGAGCTAGCATTGCAGCCGGGCGAGATCGCCGACCAGGAGCGTGAACGCTGCCGGCGCAAGCCGTGTTCAACCTCATGATCTGGTCATGGTATTTTTCATGGCACTGAGCCTGATAGTTCTTGCAAATTGTTGTCACTAAAGGGTTTTGTGTGCTTGTTTACAATCGAGTGGGAGTGACGGGCACTGGCTGGCAATGTCTAGCAACGGCAGGCATTTCGGCTGAGGGTAAAAGAACTTTCCGCTAAGCGATAGACTGTATGTAAACACAGTATTGCAAGGACGCGGAACATGCCTCATGTGGCGGCCAGGACGGCCAGCCGGGATCGGGATACTGGTCGTTACCAGAGCCACCGACCCGAGCAAACCCTTCTCTATCAGATCGTTGACGAGTATTACCCGGCATTCGCTGCGCTTATGGCAGAGCAGGGAAAGGAATTGCCGGGCTATGTGCAACGGGAATTTGAAGAATTTCTCCAATGCGGGCGGCTGGAGCATGGCTTTCTACGGGTTCGCTGCGAGTCTTGCCACGCCGAGCACCTGGTCGCTTTCAGCTGTAAGCGTCGCGGTTTCTGCCCGAGCTGTGGGGCGCGGCGGATGGCCGAAAGTGCCGCCTTGCTGGTTGATGAAGTACTGCCTGAACAACCCATGCGTCAGTGGGTGTTGAGCTTCCCGTTTCAGCTGCGTTTCCTGTTTGGGGTCGTTTGCGGGAAGGGGCGGAATCCTACGCTAAGGCTTTGGCCAGCGATATTCTCCGGTGAGATTGATGTGTTCCCAGGGGATAGGAGAAGTCGCTTGATATGGCACTGTTGCAAATAGTCGGTGGTGATAAACTTATCATCCCCTTTTGCTGATGGAGCTGCACATGAACCCATTCAAAGGCCGGCATTTTCAGCGTGACATCATTCTGTGGGCCGTACGCTGGTACTGCAAATACGGCATCAGTTACCGTGAGCTGCAGGAGATGCTGGCTGAACGCGGAGTGAATGTCGATCACTCCACGATTTACCGCTGGGTTCAGCGTTATGCGCCTGAAATGGAAAAACGGCTGCGCTGGTACTGGCGTAACCCTTCCGATCTTTGCCCGTGGCACATGGATGAAACCTACGTGAAGGTCAATGGCCGCTGGGCGTATCTGTACCGGGCCGTCGACAGCCGGGGCCGCACTGTCGATTTTTATCTCTCCTCCCGTCGTAACAGCAAAGCTGCATACCGGTTTCTGGGTAAAATCCTCAACAACGTGAAGAAGTGGCAGATCCCGCGATTCATCAACACGGATAAAGCGCCCGCCTATGGTCGCGCGCTTGCTCTGCTCAAACGCGAAGGCCGGTGCCCGTCTGACGTTGAACACCGACAGATTAAGTACCGGAACAACGTGATTGAATGCGATCATGGCAAACTGAAACGGATAATCGGCGCCACGCTGGGATTTAAATCCATGAAGACGGCTTACGCCACCATCAAAGGTATTGAGGTGATGCGTGCACTACGCAAAGGCCAGGCCTCAGCATTTTATTATGGTGATCCCCTGGGCGAAATGCGCCTGGTAAGCAGAGTTTTTGAAATGTAAGGCCTTTGAATAAGACAAAAGGCTGCCTCATCGCTAACTTTGCAACAGTGCCAATTTCTGAACATCAAGAACGTGAGCCGGGACGACATGATGGCTGCACACCGCGTACCGCCTCAGATGATGGGAATTTTGCCGAATAATGTTGGGGGGTTTGGGGATGTGGAGAAGGCTAGTAAGGTATTTATGCGCAATGAATTGGTGCCCATGCAGAAAAGATTTGATCAATTAAACGACTGGCTTGAAATAGAAATAATTAGATTTAGACCATACGTACTTTGAACAAAAACAATAAAGTTCAGACAGTAATTTATATGTGGCTACAAAAATAGCAGCCACATATACAATTACTCAATTATTTTCAATGAATAATTATCTGGCGAATAATACTCACCAACAATATATTCACTCTCACTGTATTTGGGATTTATTTCAGATGTTGCAAATATCAACTGATAATCATGTTCATAACGTGAGCACTCATCAATTATTATTTCCTGTAAATTGTGACTCCGTTCTTTTTCCATTCCACCATCGTCGATCCCATCTAACATCATAAATCTTGGAAGTCGCATTGAGTGGTTCTCTATACTTGCTGAAAGTAGTGCCAAATGGAATATATGCCTTAATACTACAGCTGAACTTTCAGAAAAGTTCTTACTACCATTCACATAAACGCTATTATCAGTAAAACTAAACTCCACACTTTCAGGAGACATAAACTCTTTTTGCAAAGGCAAATCTTCTTGTAAAAGCTCTTGTGCTATTGAGCTCACTGAAGCATAAATTTTATCTTTAAGAACTTCCTCTTTTTCTTCATAAAGTTCAATAAGATCATCAAGTCTATTTTTTTCCGCCTGAAGTTCATCGCGACGCTCTTGAAGTTCATTAATAACAACAATAAGCTTCTTATCTTCATAAGCTCTTTTTATTTCTTCATCAAGCCGTCCAATTTCCCTATATATTTTACCTACAGCTAACTCTTGCGGTGAAGACCAATAGTGTGACTCTTTGAAATAATCCTGTTCAAGCCTTTTTAATTCACTCTCAGCTAAAGGAACATCTCGCTTTAATCTTACCAACTCTTCTTTTCTTCTATCCATTAATTGAAGAGATTCTTTGATTTGAAGAGTTAATTCATTTTTCATTCTTAATAACTGATTTTCAGCTTTATCATCTAATTGTTCCACTTTACATAGATGACAAACATGATCATTATGAGCCTTATCTATTTTGGAAAGACAACTAGGGCAAAAATCAAAATTCATACTATCAAATATAGCACGCGTTTCTCCAGACTGTTCTAAGTTTTTTAGCCGCTCATTTAATTCTGATATAAACATATCAGAATCTGAAATTTCAAAATCCAAAGATTGGATTTTATCTTTTAGGGAAGATAATTTCCTTTTAGCTTCATTGAGTTCCTCCCTGATAGTATCCATTCGTTTTTCAGAATCAGCCCCTTCTTCATTAGTTATAATAGCTCTATTTGTTAGTTTTACATTCTCAATAGCTCTCAATTTATTCAGATGCTTTATTTTCTCATCAATACCTTGTAAATCTGGAGCCTGTCCAGATCTACCTAATACAGTAAAGATACTTTTTAATTCAGTAACTTTCTTTGTTAGTTCGGTCTCAACATCTCTTAAAGAAAGTTGTGCATTGTACAACTCATCATTATAAACACCACATAAGTATCCACCTACCGTCTCACGGGTAAGAGCATTATCAAATCTGTCAAATCGAAAAATTGGACTATGTAACGACGGCTGATCTGCATACAAGACACGTAAAATCTGATGCAATGTCAAATTAGAAGAACCAGCACCTTGTGCCAAGGGCATTGATAATGCATTGAAAATAGCTTGGGTGAAGCTAATTTTACTCTCAGTTCTCTTGAATGGGTATAATTCCCATTCGTGTTCCCCAGCATTCAAAGCCTTATCCATCGCTCCCCAATAAATATAAAGAGGTCGCATTTGCTCAATAGATATCTCTCGTTTAAAGCATGCTTTCTCATTATTGAGAAGCACTTCAACGATTGTTCTAGTGCATTTCAAAGCCTGTGGTTTCCACCTGATATTTTCAGCTCCCAATGAAAATGCCAGCATATCCATTATTGTAGTTTTACCAGAACTATTTCGCCCACGAATAATGTTAACACCTTTGTGGAATTCACAATCAAATGCACGATGTCCGTGTTGAAAAACTGTTAATCTGGTTACAATAAGAGTAGGCTTAATAAGTGTCATATCTATACTCCATAAGTTTAGTTCTAGCCTTCAATCCATCAGGTCCAGTCAGATCAAATTTAGCCATCTTTTGTGTAATGAAAGATGAAAACGGTTCTTTGCGCTCTAAAAAAACGCCCATTTCTAAGGCTAGGTTCAGTGGTAATTGTTTATTTGTTCTTGAGACAAAACCATTGCTGAAATCATCAGAATCAATATAACCAGTCGCAAGCATACATTTTAGTGCTGCATCCTGTATTTGACGCATTTCCTTGAAAATAATCCTTGGACTCAATGGATCATGATATTCATTATGATGTAGTTTTGCTGTTTTTTTAATTTTAATAAATTCTCTCGGCATTTTCACTTCACTTAATAACGCAGGAAATAAAATGTAAAAATCCAATATTTTAAGCTTATCAATCTCAAGCCGATTTGTATTTTCCATAATTGCCATCATTCTAAATAGACAATGATAGGCATCATATGCTGGATGATAAACTAACATTTATCCCACCTTATATAACAATTTCCGCCTAAAAAATACAACAGTCCCAAAAGATCCTTTTCGGATAAGTTTAACAAATTATCGCCCAACATTTCACTAATATTTTCTAATACCAATGAAATTTTTTCATCAACAATTACTCGGTCCTCATCCTTCTGAATAAGAGGTGTAATTTTGAGCATAAAATCAGCATGAATTTTATCAAGAATAAACGAGTATATTTCTTGTGCGGTTTTGGAAGATTGGCACTTCATTATCGCCTTGAGGGCTTGCTCTTTAAGAGCAGTTGCAAAGTAAATTAATTCAGTTCTATCACTATCAGTTAGCTTTGTAGCTAAATCTCTTATATCTGGATTGGTATCCGAGGCTAAATAGTGCTTTAACTTATCACAAAAATCCTGCCCCCCCATAGTTCCATCTTCTTGAGAGAACTTTTGGTACAAACGCTCTAAAGTTCGATTACTACTACGAACTATATTGGTAATGTGGTTTGTTTGACTCCCTCCAACAATACTCCCATTTCTTACTCTATTACCTGATTGCTCCTGTTTACTAAACACACCAATCACTCCCTTAGTGAGAATTAGTCTGATCTCTACCGACAATGCTTCCGTTTGTCACTGTATTTCCATTTTGAATGGGAGAACTTTGGTTCATACAAATTTGCTTTACTTTGTAATTATACACATTGAAAGTAATAGCCCAACTGATACCCGCCCCTGCCAAAAAACTAATGATTTCGCTTAAGTATTCCATAATGCCTCCAACAGAATGATTTACGGACAATTCTAATTGTGAAACATCATATTTAACAAGCTCTCAAATAAAACCTAATACGCGCGCTCGTATCCCCGCCACGCCTGCCCGCTTTATGTAGTGGTTTTCATGCAGGAGCATGATCTACGCAAAAGCCCGCCAGTTCTGGCGGGCCTTAGCAAAAACGATCCTCAAACGATCATGCAATCTCATGCAGCATAGACATGCACAGACGAGTAAAGCGAATCGGACTTTACGCAAGGTGAACTCCTCAGCGGGCATAATCAGTATGTCGGAAGATCTCTAAAAATAAATAATTCGGTTAACAGGTATGCTTACAAAAGCATATATTTGATTAAAAATCATGTAAGGGGGAGGATCTCAAACTGAATCGCCACGGGTTTTACAAATTTCGATAGTCTCTCTAACGTTTCGGCTGAGGTCAAAATGAAAAGCTTTTACGTATTAATTTTAATTCTGGTTGCAAGCTTTGTTAGCGTCCCTGTTCAGGCGGTAACAGCTAAAAACTATGAGAAAGGAACTAAAGCTCAACAGAAATCAATATCTTACCTTTCATGTGCATTCTATGGCAGTAGCACACAATTAGATCCTAGCTACACGGAGCAAGTACCTACAGCCGATATCAAGATATTACAGAAAGCAGCTTACCACGCTTACAACGATGCGCTCTCATACTTTGGCTATGAGGAACCAGATCACGAACAACGCATAATTGATTATGCTGAATTTGTGGCGTCGCAAGAAGCTGTGTTATGGGATAAGCCGGGAATGAATGGAAAGCAGGTAACACTAATTGCTCGTTCTCTCTACAATGAGAGTAACTGTAACTTGTTACTGGACTCAATTAAGTAGGAAAAAGATGGTATTTTGCCCGTAGTTTCAACCTTAATCTCCGAACCTGTCGCAGAACGGGCGTTCACTCATCAAATAAACGCCACACCTAACGCCTCACTGTACTCGTTGTTCAACCTTGCTGACGCCAGAACCAAGTTCAGACGCCAGCAACTTTTCTTAATGCAGCCAGCTGTCGTCTTCCCACACCTTCTGCATAATCTTCATCACTTGTTTTCTTTCTTCGTCCAGTTGCAGTCCGGTCAGTTCCACACCGTTAGAGCTACCTTTGCGGATGCGAATTACCGTTTTGGGATACAGGGGGCGCAGATTGCGGTAAAGCTCGGATTCAAGGGCGTCCAAGGTAGACTGGCTAATCTTCTGCTCTTTATCGATCATTATTTCAATGCGCATAAAGGTCACCTCAGCTGATGACATCCATTGAGCGGTTGTATTCGTGGGTTCTGATTTTTGCCATGAGTTCATCTGTCAGTTCAGAAACCCACTGCAAAGCCAGCCCCTTCTCTTCATCACTACACTCACTAGCCGCTACAAGCTTAAGAAAAAAATCAATGCGCTGGAGCTTCAAAGACTCCAAAAAATAGTCCTGCATCTTTCCTCCTATGACACCACAAGCAATACTGTATACATAATCACTGTTTATATTTACAGTATATAATAATCTTACTGATGTAAAACGTTTTTTTACGTTCATTAGCCTGATATGCCTGGTATTATTAAGAGCACGAATTGTTAATCCGCGTAATTAATACAGGTTTCGCCACTTATCATCTTCCTGCAAACGCTGGTTCCGATAGAAGATACGCAGGCCTGCTCCTGACGGAATACTGCCGCCGCGAAGGAGTAAATCGACCTCTTTCTCGCTGCCATTAAATCCTCTGGACTTCAGTTCATAGACGAGCTGCTGTCGCTGATGGTCTGTAATTCGCTGTTTGTAGTCTTTACGCCGTTTCGGTTTCACCAGGCGTAACCTTGCAGCCAGTTCCCGGCGCTCTTTTTTGCTCATACTGTGCAGGTAATCGTGCAACTCCTTGTCATCCATGCGGGTAATATCCGTCCTGGTATCCCCATCAGCTGATTTGTCTTTCCCTTGTTGGTTCAAATTTTCAGCAAGGGGACAGTTATTGCCACGAGTCCAAGGGGCGCAAGCGCCCTGGTCGGCTGCCGCCTCCTGAACGTCAACGGCTTTACGAACCATTTTCCACTTCACTGCATGAGTGCAGATCTTGCCCTCTGCAATGGGTGACCAGATGCCATAAATACGAATGCCGTGATCGCCATAGGCGGTCGGCTCTTCGTTGATTTCATAAGCGGTTCTGATGAGGTGATATTTACGGGGAACCAGTACGCCGCCCTGCTTCATGATGTAGGTGGCAAAACAACCAGCATCAGCAGCAGCCAGGATGGCATCAAGGCGCGGGTTATCCAGTACCGGCGCACCTGCTTTTTTGTCCCCCTTTTGCCTTGCCGCCTGACCAGCCAGCAATCGCAGTTCACGGTAAGCCTGACGCCCCGGAATGCCAAAGAAGCGGAATTGCTGAACACGATGCAAAGACGCCCAGGCATTCACGTATTCAGCGTTATCACGCAGAGATTTACCCGTTTCCTTGCTGATCTCGCCAGCCAGACCACGCCCGTCAATGTTCTTACTGATGTATTTCGCTATGTAGCTTGTCGGTGTTCCTTTGCGCGGGTTAATCAGCTCAGACTTAAAGCGCGGCCCCGTGTTATTGCCCAGCTCCTCGCGGTCTTCACGGATAGCAAACTTACGCAACAATGCTGTAATGGCGCGGCGGTCTTTTTTGCGCATGAAACACAACAGGTGCCAGTGAACTGTGCCGTCGTGATGCGGCTCAGCCACCCGCACGCCATACCAGCGCAACCCGGCTTTGTGCATCGCCTTACGAAATGCAGCAAACATACCGACCAGATAATCGCTGCTTTGTCTTACCGTCGCATTTGTCCAGGTCGGGTTGGGCCTGCCGTTATTTAGCGTGGAATGGAAACGTGACGGACAGGTGATGGTGTAGAAAACGGCGCAGTCACCGCGCATTTCCGCGATAAGCTCCAGACCTTTAACACAGGCCATCATCTCATTGCGGCGATGCGCAGGGTTGCTGCTGCTGGCGTTTACCACATCCTCCATGTCTAGCGTGTCGCCGTCTTCGTTCACCAGTTCATGAGAACGGAAAAACTCCAGCGACTTACGGCGCTGCTCACGTTTATGCAACACGGCTTCATAGCTGACATAGGGAGATGCTTTTTTGCTGACAAGGCAGACAGCACGCAACTGCTCTTCCCGCCATTCGCAACGCATCTTCCATAATTTCCGATACCACCAGTCGGCGCACAACATACGCGCCAGCGAACCCGGAATGAGTTCATAGGGCACGGGTTTACGGCGGTTTCTTTTCCGACGGAGTTGCTCAAACGCAGGCGGGATGACATCCAGACGCAGGGTTTCCGCTGCCACCCTTTCCCATGTATTGCGGATTTCTTCTGGCTTAACGTCATCGGTGGCATACAAATCGCCACAAGCGGCATCAAGGCACATACTCATATGCGCAGCTACCAGGGTGGACAGGCGTTTCACCTGATCCTGACTCATTTCAGGCAGGATCAGCAGGCCGTCCAGCCCTTCATGGCTTGCCATAAAGCGAAAAGATGCAGATAGCTGACTGTCGCGTACATGCTCCAGTCGTTCCAGACATGGCTTAATCGTCTCACGTAAATAGCGGGAATAAGCCTTTGGCCTGCCCAGGCTGCTGAAGTATTCAATACGTTGCATCAGCGGCTTGCTGATATGGGAAGGCTGGGCGTTGACGTCCGCCAGAATGACCATATCCGGATTAAAACGCTGCTGCTCATGCGCCAGCTTTGCCCGACTAATGAGCTTATCCTGTTCCATTTCGCGCTGGACAGGATCACGGGATTCATTAAAGAAATAACGCTCCCAGACCTGATCACTCAGCGCCTCACGGCGCAGCTGTTCCTGCTCGTTATCGGCAGCGTACAGAGTGATCAGGTTTGAAAGCGTAGAAACCGGCGCAACTTCCACCGGGTCCAGATAAGGGTTAATGGCCTTTTTCGAGCTGTTCCATGAGAACGATGCGGCAGCTTCGTTAAAGCCGCAGCAGTTGTTCATATCGGCATGACTCATGCACGTACTCCGTACACGGCAGAACTATCCACGCCACGCGAATAATCAAATCCCACCCAGCAGCGCGGCCCGGAAACAGCAATGATTTCTGTTGCTGATTTACCCTCGCCAGCTGCCACACCGATGCTGCGTTTTGCCTTGATGTAGTGGTGAGTAAAATTGCGATACAGCGAACGGATCAGGGATGTGTCACTGTTAGAAACAATGACCGGATGTCCTTCTGATGACCGATGTTCAAGAACAGATGCCAGGTGATACTGGTCATCTTCAGTGAAGCCGTCAGTGTGATAGCCGGAAAACGTACCGTCATACGGCGGATCGCAATACACCACATCCCCCGCCTTCAACATCGCCAGCGTTTCATCAAAGCTGGCGCAGATAAACGTTGCTCGCTGGGCCTTTTCTGCAAATGCGCGAATTTCTTTTTCAGGGAAATACGGATTTTTATAATTACCGTAGGGAATGTTGAAATGCCCGCTCTTGTTATAGCGACATAAACCACGGTAACCGTGACGATTGAGATGCAGGAAATATACCGCTTTCATGAAATCAGTAATTTCAGTTGAGTAATTAAACTCCTGCCTTATGTTGTAATAAGCCACCTCCCTGTTTGCGATCTCAAATAAAACTCTGGCGCGAGATATAAACGATTCACAATCAGCGGCAACCTTTTTATAGAGGTTGATTAAATCAGGATTAATATCCGCAACCAGATAGCTGGGATAATCCGTCTCCATCATCACAGCACAGGAACCCGCGAAAGGTTCAACCAGTCGCGGGCCAGCAGGAAGATGTTTTTTCAGTTCGGACATTATGGCAGTTTTATTTCCCGCCCATTTCAGGATGGTGCTCATACAGCACCTCCGTTGTAATGTTTGCCTTTCAGCTCTGCGATTTCCTGACAGGTAATGCAAAGCTGCACACCCGGAATGGCACGGCGGCGTGCTGGCGGAATTGGCGCTTCACACTCAATGCAAAGCACGCGGGACACGCCCGGCGTTTTGGCACGGGCAGCACGGATATGGCGTTGGCGTTCTTCTTCAACGCGCTGCTGTACGAGATCCATTGCATCAGCCATTAGTGGATCTCCTGCGCTTCGTTCTGGATTGCTTCAGCAGTCACACGAAGCAGTTCTGCCGCTTCGACGTGGGTTAGCTGGCGGGATGTGATATGACACGCCAGGCTATCAAGGCGAGCTGCCATTGCTTCAGCCCTTGCCCGGCGTTCTTCCAGACGAGCCTCTGTCAGTAAAATATTAAGCCCTGCGTCATCCGGTCCGGTTTTGGTCGAGAGGGTTTCAATATTACGCATAATCAATTCTCCTGAATTTAGATAAAGGGATGCCCGGCGGGTTTACGCCATTAATTTCATTAGTTGGTTAATTCGGCATGGTTAGCCGTCTGGGAAATAAGCTCACCACTGCACGAAAATGATTCATTGCTTTAATCAACTCCCGCTTTTCGTCAGTGGTCAGCTCATTAATGCTGATGCTATGACGTTCAGCTGGAATTTTTGCCATAAAGAATATGGCAGCCAGTGCCCGTTTATTTTGTTCGCTATTAATATCCCGTGAATCACGCATATCTTTAATAAACCGCTCAAGCTCTGACTCAATATTCAGGCCAAAAACTTTCGCCCTTAACTCCGCAATGTGATTAAGTCCATTCAGGCGTTCACCGGGGCTTAATGGAACAGTCGCCGCAGTGCCTTCAATAGCCATTTGTTCCCCCGTTTTTTCGTAGATAGTTCTGCCAGCAATTCATCTTGTGAACGGCATGGATGCCAGCGTTTACCATCCTCCCCCATGATCCAGCCGTGACCGTAATGCATTGCCGGGCTTTGTTTAACCAGCAGCGATGCAAATGATGGTTCTTTCGTCAGCATAAGCACCTCACAGCAAACCAAATGAAGCACCGAGGCCAGTCACGGTATCAACTGCACTCGCCATCGCAGGATTAGCCTGTAAACGGGCCTGCAATGAAACAGCCGCCAGCGCCATCAGTCGTGTTACAGAGTTAATGCTGCTGATAGCATCACGACGACCGGCACAGGTTTTTACATCGCCAGACACCGCACCTGCAGCAACACGCCCGATCTCTGCGGTTGCACTCATGACGTAATGTGGCAGTTTCTCTTTTGCCACCTCATTAATCGGTACACATGGCAGACAATGAATCTGTGCCAGAAAACCATCTACCAGCGTTGAATCTTCAGTCAGATCGGTAAGCAGCCAGATTTCTGGTGCGGTTAATAAATGAGGCTGAGCTGGGTTCAGCTTGTTCCGCAGAATCTGCACATTCATGCCTGCACGTTCTGCCAGTTGCACCAGATTGTGGCGCAGTGCAAATGCACGACAGGCTTCATCAAAATGTGGATGTTTGGAAACTTGGTAATCAAACATGGTCAATGCCTCTGATGTATTTCAGAATCGAACTAATTAAGGTTTAGATTGCATTCTGAAAGCGCATCAACGGTCATTGCTGCTATGTTGATCATCACTTTTTCGCGTTTTTTATCTTTGCGCAGACGGTGACGGATAAGGCGTCCATCAGCCAACATGTCATTGATGGTATCGATGGATAGCCCTGTCAGCTCGCTATAGCGTTCAATAGTCACATGAGGCGTGGTAAGAGTGATTGAAATGTTAGGTCTCATGATGCAACATTCCTCGTTTAATGATGATTAATCAGGACGAATACGGATCGTTTGTATTTTGTGAACACCATAAACATACGATCGCACGGTGAAATCGTCAAGATAAAAGTTCACTTGGAGTGACCATGAATTTGGAGAAAGGCGGACGAGGCGCCATAGAGCGCATGGTAGAAGCTTATGGATTCAAGACTCGACAGGCGTTGTGCGATCATTTAGGAATCTCTAAAAGTACACTCGCCACACGCTACATGCGTGACTCATTCCCAGCAGAATGGGTAATCCAGTGCGCCCTTGAAACAGGCACCTCGCTTAATTGGCTCACAACCGGGCATGGTTCAAAGCAAACTTCAGGTAATACAAATACTATGGAAGTTGCTAAATATGTATTATCTGATGGGGCCTTGTGTGAAGACGGTTTTTATATTTTCGATAGAGAATTTCTACCGTCGGCATTCAAGAATCTTTTTGTAATCACAGATAATAATTCTGAATTTATTTGTGATAAGGAATTTGATGATATACGTGATGGTAAATGGGTAATAAGTATTGATGGCGAAATAACGATCCGTGACATTACTCGTTTACCCGGTGGAAGAATCTTCGTCGAGGGTGGAAACAGAGCCTTTGAATGTAAGATAGAAGACATTGAAATAATTGGTAAAATTATAAGTTTAACAGTCAAGTATGTTAAATAGTACCGGGAGTAAATTATGCTTGGTAAGGTATTTTTTGTGGTTTTGTCATGTTCTTTGTTATTAAACCCACTAGCTACCTATGCTAGAAATTATCCCTGCTCAGGGAAAAAGGGAGGTGTTTCTCACTGTACCTCTGATGGCAAATTCGTTTGCAATGATGGAACTATTAGTAAATCCAAAAAAATCTGTACTAAAAACTCACGATAACTTTTGCTTTTATATCTGCGCCTAAAATAAAAATGAGCCACAGGTTAACCGCAAAAGTTACATGATCACATAGCAAAAAGAGGTAATGACTCCAACTTATTGATAGTGTTTTATGTTCAGATAATGCCCGATGACTTTGTCATGCAGCTCCACCGATTTTGAGAACGACAG